TGTGGGGACTCGACCGATAAAGAAACAATCGCGAAGCTTTTAGCCGGAGAAAAGCCAAATCTTATGGTCACCGATCCACCGTATGGAGTCAAATACGATCCGGCGTGGCGTGAAGAGTCAGCGGGGAAGGGGGCGCGATCCAAGGGAAAAGTGCTGAATGATGATCGTGCGGATTGGACCCAAGCATGGGAGCTTTTCCCAGGAAACATCGCTTATGTATGGCATGGCGGACTGCATAGCCCGACCGTCGCACAAAATTTAGAGGCATGCGGATTTAAGATGCGCACCCAAATCATATGGGCAAAACAGCATTTTGCTCTTTCCCGCGGCGATTATCACTGGCAGCACGAGCCATGTTGGTATGCCGTGCGCAATAAGGGCAATTGGTGCGGTGATAGGAAGCAAGCAACCATATGGAACATAAAAAACAACAATGCTTTCGGAAATTCAGAAGCAGAAGAAACTTTCGGCCACGGGACGCAAAAGCCCGTCGAGTGTATGCGCCGACCAATACTCCACACAACACAAAAAGGTGATGCGGTATATGAGCCTTTTTCAGGATCTGGCACCACCATTATTGCCTGCGAACAAACTGAGCGCCGCTGTTATGCCGTAGAGCTTAACCCAGCATATGTAGACATGGCCGTAAGGCGGTGGGAAAAAATTACAAATAGAAAAGCAATACTAGAAGGGAGCGGAAAAACCTTCTCGGATGCAGAAAAGGAAAGGGTAGGGGGATGAGACAAAGCAGAAGAGCTAGTTTTTTCGAAGCGGTAACAAATGTTGTTGTCGGGTATTTTGTCGCTGTGGGTGGCCAAATTATCATTTTTCCATTTTTTGGAATGCACCTCAAAGTGGCGGACAACCTCGTTATCGGGTTTATGTTTACGTGCGTTTCTTTGATTCGATCTTACGTTTTAAGGCGTATTTTCAACAGAATACAAAAGGTTTGACACCTAATGCTTTAAGTGCAAGGATTCCCCCAGCAATTGCAAATCTGAGGGGGTTTAGCATATGGCAAGACAAGACGACAAAGATTACCGAATGGAAATCCAGTGCGAGACTCCGTACCACGAGCAGCACGACACACCTGGCGAAATCCGCCTTCTACAAGCAATTTTACTGCAAGCGTTTCTCGATCTATCACGAGCCAGCCACGGGGCCTGCAACCTTGGCGAAAAATTTCAGGCAGTGAAGTTCCTCCTATCAACGCGCGGAGAGTGGGCAAAAGCAAGATTAAGAATTGCAGGAATGGCCGGAAAATGGTCTGCAGAATCAATACGCAACCACGCAATAAGAATCCTGGGATCTGATGATATAATGGTTGCTTATAAAAAGAGTCTAAATGGATTTTACGGTGGAAGTTTTGCTCTGACGGGCGGTATGAGCAGGCACAGCAGTAAAGTCACAAGCTTACGGGTGAGGCATAAAAAGGCCGCTAATAAACAGGATATACAGGATAAAGCAGGTTAATTATGCCAAGTAGAATCATGAACGAAAATCAAAAAAAACATCAGTTTAAACCGGGCGTTTCAGGTAATCCTGCAGGGAAGCCTAAGGGGACAATCCATTTTAAAACGCTCTTGCTGGATCTGCTTAATCATCAAGTAAAAAATCCTGCACAGAAGATGTTCTTTGTTAAAGATAAGAAAATATCAGCGGCACAAATGATTGTGATCTCGCTCTTTAAGCGCGCAATCAGCGGAGATGTGTCTGCAATTAGAGAGATAATGGACCGAGCAGATGAAGTGTTGCCGCAAATCACTGAGGTGCGGCATTTATGCGAAGAGGATGAAAAGATTTTAGCGGATCTACTGGACCGGGATAAGCGCTATGCGCAGTATGCAAAGCAGCCTAGCGGGGAATGACCGCGAAAGAATTCTAGATGCAGCGCTGCGGCAAGATCTTTCGTGCTTCACCCGAAAGGTGTTTAATACTGTTGATCCTGGGACGGAATATCTTCCGAACTGGCACATCGATTGCATTTCTGAGCATTTGATCGCAGTAACGCAAGGCCAGATCCGGCAGTTGATCATCAACATCCCGCCGCGCGCGATGAAATCCATTAGTGTGAGTGTAGCTTGGCCCGCTTGGTTGATTGGCAGAAATCCATCAACCAAAATTATGGCATCGAGCTACAGCAAAGAGCTTTCGCTTAAACACTCGACCGATTGTCGGTTGGTCGTCGAGTCTGATTGGTACAAACGGATCTTCCCAGATGTTGTCCTAGAAAAAGATCAGAATACAAAGTCAAAATTTCAGACGACACAACGCGGATTTCGTTTTGCGACTTCGGTAGGAGGGGCGGCAACGGGGGAAGGGGGAAACATCTTAATTGTTGATGATCCCGTAAATCCGATGGAGTCTGAAAGCGCGGTTAAACGGATCCGTGCAAACAGTTGGTTTAGCCAGACTTTTTCGTCACGCCTAAACGATAAAAAGAAAGGGGCAATGGTGGTCGTAATGCAGCGGCTACACGAGAACGATCTGTCCGGGTATTTAAAAGAAAAAGGGGGGTGGTACTGCCTCGAAATTCCCCTAATTGCGGAAAAAAAGACATGCGTGCATTTCCCTATTAGCGCCTTTGATTTTGTGCGTATGCCTGGGGATATTTTGCACGAGGAGCGAATGGGGAAAGATGAAATTGCCATCGCGAGGGTAAACATGGGAGAGTATGGTTTCGCCGGGCAATACCAGCAAACACCAGCTCCGTCTGGAGGAGGGATTTTCAAAGAGAAATGGTTCCGCACTTACTCCAGCCTACCTGTGGGGGAAAGGAGAATCGTCCAATCTTGGGACACGGCATTTAAACCAGAGGAAATAAACGATCCTTCGTGCTGCACCACGTGGCTTGTGACCAATGAGTTTTTCTATTTGTTGGATGTGACGGTGGAGCGAATGATTTATCCAACCCTCAAAGCAAAGGCGATATCACACGCCGCAGCGTGGGGCGCACAAGAAATATTGATCGAGGACAAGGCAAGCGGACAATCGTTAATCCAGGATTTAAAAAAAGAAACTCTGTTATCGGTGATCGCTATTTCTCCAGATGCCGATAAATTAACCCGGGCATCTGTAATCTCGCCGATAATCGAAGCGGGGAAAGTACTAATTCCACAAGAAGCGGCAGACTGGCTTCCCGATTATATCAAGGAGATGCTATTATTCCCCAACGCCACAAACGATGATCGCGTGGATTCTACAAGCCAATTTTTAAAGTGGGCATCTGCCCAGTCGCAACGCCTCGTAAGAGTGAGATCACTATGAGATTTATGGGTAAAGATTTTTTCGCTCCCGCGAAAAAAGCAAGCGCAGCTGCAAGCATAATGGTCCAATATCTAGTTGGAAGGCCACAGCACGAGCGAAGAAGTTATGAGCGAGCAAGCAGAGAGGCTTACATCCAAAATGTGATTGTTAACCGCTGCGTGTGTATGATAGCAACCGCTGCTGCGTCCGTTGATTTGGATGTTTTCTCGGGAAAAACAGAGGACACAAGAGAGGAGCTTGAGGACCACCCGCTTGTAACGCTACTAGAGCGCCCAAATCCACGATATGGCGACGATGCGTTTTTCCGCGCTCTTTACAGCATGTATCTGATCGGGGGAGAGGTTTTTGTTGAGCGCGTCTCAAGTGCGGCGCAAATCAAAGAACTGTGGTTGCATCGTCCAGATCGTATAGTCGTTACTCCCGGAGAGACTGGGCTTCCGGCAAGCTATGCGTACAAAAACGGTGTATCTCAAAAAGTGTTTCCATGTGATCTAATCACTGGAGAATCTGACATTCTGCACCTTCGTGATTTTAACCCCATCGACGACTGGCGCGGGCTTTCAAGCTGTGATCCTGCTTCGTATAGCATCGATATACACAACGAGGGCAGCGCATGGAATTTCGGATTGTTGAAAAACGGCGCGCGTCCGAGTGGTGCGCTCATGGTAAAATCCAATGAATCCAACCGTGCCGCAACGCTAACCGACCAACAATTCAAGCGGCTCAAAGAAGAAATCTATGAGTCAATGGCAGGTGGGCAAAATGCCGGACGCCCTATCGTTTTAGAGGGCGATATGGATTGGAAGGAATTCTCTCTAAATCCAAAGGATATGGATTTTCAAAATTCAAACTTTGAGGCATGCCGGAATATTGCGCGTGCGTTCGGCGTTCCCCCAATACTTCTGGGTATTCCAGGCGATTCTACCTACAACAATTTACGCGAGGCAAAGCTTGCATTTTGGGAAGATACCGTGCTTCCGCTAGCGAATTTCGTCATCGCGGAACTGAATCACTGGCTTGCGCCAAAATTCGGGGCGAACATTTACATTGATGTGTGCGAGGAAAGCATCAGCGCTCTAAGCCTACGCCGCGACGAACGGCGGAAATCGCTGCAAATAGCCGACTTCTTGACAATCAACGAGAAGCGTGCGGAAGACGGCAAGGAACCAATCGAGGGCGGTGACGTGCTACTTGTTGACTCTGTAAAAGTTCCTCTGCAAATGGCTGGAATGGCGCAACAGCAACTAGCAGAATCCTCAGGCGCTACACAAGACGAAACTCCGGACGCAAGCATGTCAAAAGGGCAATACGTCGAGTTTTTGATTAAGAAGCAGGGATTCCCAGGCGCACAAGCTAAAAGGATCGCTGAGATTGTCTATGGGGTTTAATATCTCAAGCGCAGCAGAAAGAGGGCAGGAGCATGCTAAGCAGCTCGCCTTATTGATCATGCTGGAATCCAAAGTGAAAAGCAAAATTTTCAATGCGCTGATGGAAATCACAAAGCTGGTTGCAGAAGACCAATTTTATCAAGTTGGAATGTTGCGAACAGATCTAATCATCGGGAATCTATTCCGTTTCGACAAGATACTGCGCCAGCATTATAACGCAGCGATATACGCCTTCGCGATAAACAATCTGCGCTCTCTGAACAAGAAAGCGAGATACAAACTGCCAAGCAGATTCGATATGCGCACTAGTGAATTTGTGCAAACGCAGGCGCTAGAACAGGCGCAGCTAATAGGCGCAACCACGCAAGAGGATCTGCGCGGAATCATTGATAGCGGGATCACAGATGGCCTTGGCGCAGCAGAGATTGCGAAAAACATCCGTGAGCAAGGCGAAGTCTACGCGCGCGCGCGCTCGGAAACCATAGCTATCACTGAGACCCACAACGCAGCAATGTTCGGAAATTATTTTTCTGCAAAAGATTTGAGTGAGGAATACGATCTGAAAACAAAGAAGGAGTGGATTGCTACTTTTGATGCACGCACGCGCGAAACACACGTAGAAGCAAACGGACAAATCGTTGATATGGACGAGGCGTTTATCGTCGGGGGTGAGCGGATGATGTATCCTGGAGACCCAGCAGCAAGTGCAGAGAATGTGATCCGATGTAGGTGCGTTCTGGCTTACACAACGCAAGATTAATAATTTTGTGACGCAAGCGGCCATCGTATTTTCAACACCCCATTGCAATGTTACGATTCTCGAATCGAAGCAAAGGGAATGGAAATGCAATATCAATCTTTCAAATTTGAGTACAAGCTCGACGCCAACAAAGAAGGCGCGTTTTCGGGGTATGGTAGCATTTTCGGAAATATTGATTCTGCTAACGAGATCGTTTCCGCTGGAGCCTTTGCGGATTCGATCAAGCAATATGCAAACAGCAATGTGAATCTGCCGGTTCTTTGGCAGCATAAATACGATTCTCCGATTGGGGTTTATCGTAAGTTCACCGAGGATAGCATCGGGCTGCGCGTAGAGGGAGAAATCAACCTCGAAGTGCAGCAGGGAAGGGAAGCATATGCGCTCTTAAAACAGGGTGCGATCAGCGGCCTTTCAATCGGCTACTCAGTCGAACAATATGAGATGGATAACCAATCAAACATCAGGATCCTAAAGGCGCTGAATTTATATGAGGTATCCCTCGTAACTTTCCCGGCAAATGATCGGGCGCGCGTAACCGATGTAAAATCTATTTACACGGTTCGGGATCTAGAAAAATTCCTGCGGGATGCAGGGTTAAGCCGTGGAGAGGCACTTGGTGTAGCTTCGCGGTTTAAGGCCAAGGAAAACCAGAGTGATTCTGTTTGTGCCGGGCTTTTAAATCAAAAAATAGACACTCTCTTAACCGCATTAAATCGAGGATAAACACATGGACGTTTCAGAATTAAGCTCAAAGTTAGACTCCGCAGTCGCACTGATCAAAAAGCAAGAAGACGACGCTATGCGCGCCACTGCTGCGCACCGCGAAGCCACCAACGCAATGGAAAAGAAATATGATGCATTGCGCATTGAAACGCAGGAGAAAACTGCTGCCTTCGTAACCGAGCACATGGAGCTTCGGCAAAAGGCAGAAGCAACTCAAAAAGCCTTAGAACAACGACTTGCAGAAGTCGAGACCGCTTTCAATCGCTCAAAACGCGAAGGAAATAAGGAGACAGAGGAAAAGCACGAGTACGAAGAAAAGTTCGTTGACTGGATGCGTAAAGGCCAGCTTTCAGAATCTTTTGATAAGCTGCGCGTATCAGAGGCAAAATTCATGGAGCAGAAAGCAATGTCTGTTGGCACTGATTCTGCAGGTGGGTATTTAGTAACGCCACAAGTTTCTTCGATGGTTACAACTCGAATTTTTGAAACTTCTCCAATTCGTCAGTTGGCGTCTGTTGTTACATTATCATCCGATTCCGTAGAGTTTCCACTCGACAATTCTGAAGCCACAAGCGGCGGATGGGTTGGCGAGCTGTCATCTCGCCCTGCGACAGGCACTGCTTCGCTTGGAATGAAAAAAATTGAGGCATTTGAACAGTACGCATACCCAATCGTTTCCCAAAAGTTGTTGGATGATGCCGCTTTCAACGTGGAGCAATGGATTTCGAATAAAATCTCGGATATTTTATCTCGCACAGAAAACACATCATTCGTAACTGGCGCAGGCGCAACGAAACCTAGGGGTTTCATGACTTATTCTGCTTGGGCTGTTGCCGGAACATACGAATCGGGAGCAATCGAGCAAATCAACTCAGGGTCAGCTGGTGCTTTCACGTCTGATGGATTGATCGATATCCAGAACTCACTGATCGAAGAGTATCAAGCGAACGCGCGCTTTGTTATGCGCCGCGCTTCGTTCGGTGCGATCATGAAGCTCAAAACTGGATCGGGTGAATACCTATTCAACCGCGCTCTAGAGCGCAATTCAGGACGCGCATTTGATCTTCTTGGCTCTCCAGTTGTTTTTGCCGCAGACGTAGCGGCAATTGCAAGCAACGCTTTAGCGCTTGCATACGGAGATTTTGGGAAAGCTTACCAAATTGTTGATCGTAACGGCATCCGTGTTCTGCGTGATCCATATAACACGCTTGGTCAGGTAGGGTATTACTCTACAAAGCGCGTGGGTGGAGACGTTGTGAACTTCGAAGCAATCAAGATCCTAAAGCTTGCAGCATAACAGTAAGTTACTGAAGTTATTTAACCTAAAAAATGAGGATTATTATTTATGTCTACTCGTGATTTACATAACAACATTTTGGTCAAGCGGGCGATTTCGCCCGTTGTGATCACTAACAATACGGCTTCTGTTTCTCAAATCATTGATACTCGTGGCTTTCAATCGCTAGAATTTGTGATCGCCACCGGCACCATCAGCGATGCGGACACCACCGTGACTGTACTGGTTGAGGATGGAGACAACTCCGCGCTCTCTGACGCAGCGGCGGTTGTTGACGCAGAATTGCTTGGGACTGAGGCACAAGCTGGATTCCAATTTGATGATGACGATGAGGTTCGGAAGATCGGCTATATTGGCAACAAACGCTATGTGCGCTTGACCATCACCCCCGCAAACAACACCGGAAACATCCCGGTTGCTTGTCTTGCAATCCTAGCCAATCCATACGATGCGCCAGTTACTCAATCTGCCTCATAGAGATGCGTTTCCCCTTAACGCAATGGGGGAGGATTTAGACACCTCCCCCATAACTTAGAAGAGTGAAAAAATGGAAACAACTGTAGAAGTGCTATTTTTGGAAGATGATGTTGGAACCGAGGATGGGAACACCCTGATCCGATATAAGAAAGGTAATAAACATATCATCAGCAAAGACTTAGCGCGCCAATTCTTGCTGAGAGAAACCATCATTGAGGTCCAGCAAGAGAAAGAAAAAGAGAAAGCGATTTCTGAATCGCCAGAAAATAAAATGATGCCAACGAACAACCCTAATAAATCAAAAGGAAAACTCGGTGTTTTTAAGCGGAAACGCAATGAAACAGAGAGTGAAACAGTTGAAACAAAATCTGAAACACCTGAACAGGAGCAATAAAAATGCCATCTTATCCAACCCAAAACACCCTTGTGGGCATTGAGCCCGGCGGAAATAAAATCTTTGTAAAATCTGGCGGGACAATGGACATGGAAGCGGGAGCCATTGCAAAGTTTGGCGGCGTAAATATCAGCGGCCAGCTTGATCCAACCACGAAATATGTGGCAGTTGGATCTGCGCTTACGCTTACACTTGCAGCGCATTTCGGGAAAACAATGCTTTTGGACACGGCTGCAGGATCAACCGCAACGCTTCCGCCTGCTACTGGATCCGGTGCAATTTATCGATTTTTGGTGATGACGGTTGCGACAAGCAACAGCCACATCATCAAAGTTGCAAATGGTACCGACGTAATGCAGGGCTTGATCTTTAGCGTCGATGATACATCAGACAACGCGGTTGGTTTTATAGCGGGAGCGACCGCAGACACAATCACGCTAAACCGGACAACAACTGGTAGTGTGAGTAAGGGAGAGTATATCGAGGTGGAGGATATTGCTTCCAATATTTTCCAGGTACGCGGCTTTATCAGCAACAGCGGCACACCGGCAACTCCATTTAGTGCAACGGTTTAAAAATGACATCTCCAGCTAAAACAATTTTGAGCCTCTCAATTACCACTCCGAGCACGGCTGTGGCTGGCGATACGATTGCGCTTCCAAACGGAACGCGCGCCGTAAATCTTCTGGCAAAATTTACGTATGGGAGCGGTGGCACAAAAACCACCGCTTACGTCCAAACAAGCTTGGACGGCGGCACCACATGGATAGATATAGCCTGTGTGACTTTCACAACCGCAAGCGCCAATAAGCTGATCAACCTAAGCGGGCTCACCGCGCTTGGAACCGTTTACACAC